ATGATCAAAGCTGATATCGTTTTATCCGATTATCCCCGCCCTGGTGGTTTTCCAGTTGACGCGGTGGAGGGATAGCATTATTATTCAAATTCAACAGGGGGGGGGGTATTTATGGCAAAAGCTAAACCGAAGCCAAAACCTAAGGGCGGAAAACCCACCAAGAGCTGCTGATGACCGAAGAAGATGACAAAATGCGCTTGTTGTTTGAGGGCGCTATACGCCTGCAGGAAGAAATCATAGCCGATGCCAAGCGCAGGATTGAACATTACCAGTGGGCGATTAGCGAGATGGCAAAGCAGGATGATGAAGCTTTGAAGATTGTGAGCGCGCGATGAGCTACACACAAGAAACCGCCGATAGTATTTGCAACTATATCGCTCAGGGAAATAGCCTTGTAAAGGCTTGTAAGATATTGGATATTGATTACAGTACGGTGTTTGATTGGATAAAGAAACATGAAGATTTTGCCAATAACTACACCCACGCACGCGAAGCGCAGGCAGACTATTTAGCGGATGGTGTGCTTGATATTGCAGATGATTCCAGTATTCCAGCCGATGACAAGCGCATACGTGTGGACGCCCGCAAGTGGTACGCTGGCAAGCTAAAACCCAAGAAATACGGCGAGCGCCAGTCTGTGGATGTGGATGTTACCAGCAAGGGCGAATCAATGGCTGGTACTGCCGCCGACCGCCTTGCTGAGATGGCGCTGCGTGTTGTGCCTGGTAACACACCCGATATGGAACCGTGAGATTTACCAAGCTAGAGCATTACAACCGGCTGCTCTTAGAGCTGGACAAAGAGCCACAATCCTATAAAAACCCCCTATTACGCGAGTTATGCCGCACTGACCTATTCTTCCTGCTGTGGTATGGGCTGGGGCGTCTGGATGCTTTCAACCAGTGGATATTAGACCGCTGCATTGAGGTGCAGAATGAACCTAATGAATGTTTAGATTTATGGAGCCGTGAGCATTATAAATCCACAATCATCACGTATGCGCTTTCAATTCAAGACATACTTAGCTCACATGGCGACAATCCGCACCCAAAATGGAATGGCCGTGAGGTTACGATAGGCATATTCTCGGTGACGCGGCCTATTGCCAAGGGCTTCCTGCGGCAGATAAAGCAGGAGTTCGAGCAGAACGTAACGCTTAAAGAGCTATTCCCCGATATTCTCTACACCGACCCAAAGGGGGAATCCCCTAAATGGTCAGAGGATGATGGAATAACGGTAAAGCGCAAAACAAACCCCAAGGAATCCACCGTAGAGGCGTGGGGCGTGGTAGATGGGCAACCTACCTCCAAACACTTCCTGATATGCGTCTATGACGATCTGGTGACGGATAAGTTTGTTACCTCGCCGGATATGATTGAGAAAACCAACCGCGCATGGGAACTATCCATCAACCTTGGCACTGAGGGTGGACATCGTCGCTATGTTGGCACGATTTACCACTTCAACGATACTTACCGCCTGATGCAGCAGCGCGAAGCGGTGAAGGTGCGGAAATACCCCTGTACCGTGGATGGCACACCAACTGGCAAGCCGGTGCTGAAGTCCCAGGAAGAAATCACCATGAAATACCGCACGATGGGGGCTTACACGTTTGCTGCGCAGATGCTCCTAAATCCTGTGGCAGATACGCTAATGGGCTTTAAGCGCGATTGGGTAAGGTTTTATAAGGGTGCTGATGGCAATGGCATGAACATCTACATTCTGTGCGATCCTGCCAATGAGAAAAAGAAAACCAGCGATTACACCGTGTTCATGGTGATAGGGCTGGGCAGTGATGAGAATTACTACCTGCTGGATATGATCCGCGACAGGCTATCATTGACGCAACGCGCCGATGCGCTGTTCAGGCTGCATAAGAAATACAAGAAATACTGCAAAGGGCTTGGTGTGGGCTATGAGCAGTACGGCATGCAGGCGGATATTGCCCATATTGAGGATAGGCAGGCGCGGGAAAACTACCGCTTCGGTATTACTCCGCTGGGCGGTAATATGCCTAAGCCTGACCGCATTAAAATGCTGCAACCGATATTTGAGCAGGGGCGGTTTTATCTGCTGGAATCGTGTTTCAAGACAGATTATCAAGGCAAAACTGAGGACTTGGTTGACATTTTCCTGAATCAGGAATACGATGCGTTCCCGGTGCCTGTCCATGACGATATGCTCGACTGCATGGCCAGGATACTAGACGATGAGATGGGTGCGTTATTCCCTGCAATTATCCAAGAATCAGACGCTTATAGCGACGATAGCTATAACAGGGGTAGTGCATGGGCGAGCTAGATACTTATATTATTGGCGCTACAGCAAAGCCGGAAGTTAGGGCTGTTTACTTTTGTCATGACGGGAAGCCGACGGGATTTCCAATAATGTTTCTGCGCGATATGGGGATGGAAACCGCTGCTGAAGAATTAGTCAGCGCTGCTAATAAATATTTAGCAGGTAATAAACTATGACTACAGAAACCGATGATTATGATAAAGACGATATTGTAAAACAGATCCGCAAGAATCTGCAAGACCACAGTGCGCATTACCGTGGCTGGCGCGTAAGGGCGCGGGAAGCTTATGACTTCGTAGCCAGCAAGCAATGGTCGGATGAGGATGAGCAGATACTTAACGATCAAGGTAGACCCGCCGTAGTGTTTAACCGCGTGGCACGTACCATTAACGCTGTTACCGGCCTAGAGCTGCAAAACCGCCAGGAAGTAAATTATAAGCCGGTTAGCACCGATGATACGGGTGTTAATGACCTGATGAACGCTGCAGCTAAGTGGACGCGCGCCAACTGCGATGCGGAAGATGAGGAATCGGAGGCATTTCAAGATACGCTGATATGCGGCATAGGCGCTACTGAGACGCTAATGGAATATTCCACCGATCCCGATGGTATGGCTATCGTTGAACGTATAGACCCGTTTGAATGCGCTGCAGACCATCGCGCTAAGAAGCGTAACTTCGATGATGCAAAATGGGTTGCGCGTTGGAAAGCTTACTCAAAAGAAGAATTTGAGGAAATGTACCCAGATGCGGATGTATCGGGTAAGGAACTGCAATTATGGAATGACAATGGCGATAAGCTGGTAGGCCATGCCGATGATGAATATAAGCACAACGATGGTGGCGAAGAAGCCGATGACGATAAGACCAGAAGCTACACCGTCATAAAATACCAGTATTACTGCGAAGAAACCTTTTACCGCGTGGCATCACAAGGCCAGTTGGTATCGCTATCATCCGAGGAATATATTTTAGTTGCAGAAGCCCTAAAGCAGATAGGCATTGAGGCTGTACCACAGAAAAAGCGTGTCTATAAGCAGGTAATTATCTGCCGCGATACCATACTGGAAGAATCGGAAGCACCGGTTGAAGGATTCTCCTTACGGTTCATCACCGGCCTGCGTGACCGTAACCGTAACGTGTGGTTCGGGCTTGTGGAGTTGATGAAAGACCCGCAACGCTGGGCGAATAAATGGCTGTCGCAGATTCAATATATTCTAAACAGCAATGCCAAGGGCGGCTTGGTATTTGAAACCAACACATTCGTCAATCCCAAGAAAGCAAAAGCCGATTGGGCGAAGCCAGATAGCTGGGTGGAAGTGAAGAAAGGTGCGCTGGTTGAGGGCAAATACAAAGAGAAAACACCACCTGCCTATCCCGATGGCATCGACCGGCTATTGCACCAGGCGCTTACGGCAATCAATGACGTACCTGGCGTGAATGTGGAAATGCTGGGTATTGCAGACCGCAACCAACCCGGCATGATTGAAAACAGCCGCAAGGATGCGGGCGTTACTATCCTTGCCTCATTCTTCGATGCGCTGCGCCGCTACCGCAAAGAGCAGGGCCGCGTGCTGATGCAATTCATTATCAAGTATATCTCCGATGGGCGCTTAATCAGGATTGATGGTGCTAACGCTAAATATGTACCATTACTTAAAGACAGCCTCACCTCGAAATATGATATTCTGGTAGATGATGCACCAACATCTCCGAACATGAAAGAGAAAGTCTTTGGTGTGGTATCGCAAATGCTGCAGGTCGCGCTGCAGGCTAATATTCCTATTCCGCCTGAGATTCTTGAATATTCACCACTACCGGCAGCACTGGTAGAGAAATGGATGGCGCTAATCAATGAGCAAAAAAACAACCCTGCTAACCAGAAAAAGGCCGAAATGGCTGATGCGCTTATGGTCGGCAATATCAAGAAAACCGAATCCGAAACCATCAAAAACCAAACCCAAGCCCAGCTTAATCAAGCCAAGACGCAGAAAGAGCTAGACCCATCCACTTACGGCGCATCTGAAATGGATGTGAAGGTGGAGCAGGTGAAAGGCGTCACCGCCTTGGTGAAGGCTAAAGCCGAGATACAAAAAAGCCAGCTACAAATAGAAAACGAGTTAATTAAATCTGCGATGGGTATGCAGAAAGCCGCACAGACTGCTTTTAACCAACCAAAGGGGAACATATGACCGAAATCACCGCACCGGAATCCGTCACCGTGACCGACGCGCAAGTAGATGAGTTTTTCAATAACGAGGGCAGCTTTGCCGAATCTCCTACATCTGAGCCGGTGAAGCCGCCAGAACCCGAAAAAGCCCCTATTGAGGATAAGCCAGCAGAGGAAAAGAAAGTAAATCTAGGCGCACTGCATGAGGAGCGCCAGCGCCGTAAATCAGAGCAGGAACGCGCCAATAAACTCCAGCAGGAGCGCGATGAGCTTATGAAGCGCATTGAACAGATGACGCCCAAGCAAGAGAATGATGACGACCCGCTGGAAAGCATGCGCAAAAAGCAGGAAATGATTGAAAGGGTGCTAATCGCACAGGCTAACAGCACCATTCAGCAGACCGAAAACCAGAAATACTGGGGCAAGGTAAAAGAAAGCGAACTCGCATTTAAGCAGGATAAGCCTGATTTTGATGATGCGATAAAGTATCTAGCGGAAACCCGTAAAGAGGAATTAAAGGATTTAGGCTGGTCGGATGAGGAAGCCGCGAAAGTATTGGCCGACGAAGTGAAATGGATTTCCGATAAAGCCTATGCCGATGAGGTGAATCCTGCCGAGCGTTTCTATGCGCTAGCAAAGCGTCGCGGGTTTAAAGCGCCTGAACCCGTGATCGATGAAAAAGACACCAAGGCTAATGATAAGCTGGACACCATCAAAAAGGGCATGCAGACCAACCGGCAATTACCACCCGCAAGCAAGTCGGTGAAGCAAGACTTGACAGCGGAGGCGCTTGCTGATATGAAAGTAGATGCGTTAACTAATTTGCATGGGCAGACTGAATTTGATAAAGCCTGGGCAAAAGTTATGGGAACGTAATCGTTCGCCACGTCACGGCCATATTTTCGTCATTCCTGCGTTAAAGGGAAAAAATCGCTAGCCAGCGTTACTGGTTAAACATTTTTTCAAACCCTTAACAAGGAAGCTATATATGGCTACTACAGATTATCCAGTCAATCATCCTCTTGCAGTGAAGCTTTGGGCTAAGAAGCTGATGCAAGAAGCATTGAAACAGACGTACTTTGCCAAGTTTATCGGCAAAGGCTCTGGTGCTCTTATCCAGCTAAAAGAAGAAACCTCTAAATCGGCGGGTGATCGTATCACCTTCGGCCTGCGCATGCAGCTTACCGGCGACGGTGTTGTAGGCGATGGCACGCTTGAGGGCAACGAAGAATCGCTCGTTACCTATAGCGACAACCTTCTCATCAACCAGATTCGTAATGCGGTGAAGTCTGACGGTAAAATGTCAGAGCAGCGCGTGCCTTTCTCGGTGCGTGAAGAAGCCCGCATGGGTTTGACCGATTGGTTCGCAGATATGTGGGATACCGCATTCTTCAACCAGCTTTGCGGCAATACGGCAGTAGCTACTGGCGGTAAAACTGGCAATAACGCCACCGTTGCACCGACCACCACGCGTACTCAGTTCAGCGACGGAAAGACTACGGAAGCCGGTATTGCTTCCACGGGTGCTTCCACGCAGATGCGCCTGACGCTGATCGACTATGCAGTAGAGAAAGCCAAAACCGCAACGCCGTTTATCCGCCCTGTTAAAGTAGGCGCGGATGATATGTATGTTTGTTTCCTGCACCCGTATCAGGTGACGCAATTGCGTACCACCACGGATACCGGGCAGTGGCTTGACATCCAGAAGGCGGCAATGACTGGCGGTAAGATTTCGGATAACCCGATTTTTACCGGCGCTCTTGGCGTTTACAATAACGTCATCCTGCATGAGTCTACCCGCATTCCTGTATCACCGACGCAATCCACCGTTCGCCGTGCCGTTCTTTGCGGTGCGCAGGCGGCTGTTATTGCTTTCGGCCAGGACTTCGGTTCGGGTGAATCGGGAAGCAACTTTAAGTGGACGGAGAAACTGTTTGACTATGAAAACCAGCTCGGTGTTTCAGCAGCAAGCATTTATGGTCTGAAGAAAACCATCTTCAACTCGGTGGAATTCGCAACCATTGTTATCCCCACTCAATCCATCGCTGCTGCATAAGGAGATAACATCATGGCTACAGCAACTCAATCCACCACCCTAATGGCACGTCCAGCACGCGCGCTGGTGTCCGGTGTTACAACGGAAACCTTTTCGTTTAACACGGGTGCCGTTACCGCTTCCGGTGCAACGCTTATCCAGCTTTGCAAAATCCCCGTAGGCGCTACTATCGTTGACGTTAATATCCTTGCTACCTCCGGTGCAGCTACCAACCCGGCTGACGTGGGTATTACCGGAACCGGCGTCTACCAAGGCGGCGCTGCAACGGCAGGCACGGCTTCTACCTTTATCTCGGCTGGCACAGGGGGCGCTGTTGCACGCGCTACCAAGGGCATTCCGTGGAAAGTGGAAGCGTCCGATGATGCAACGGCACGCTTTGCCACGCTGACCGCAACCGTTACCCCTGGCACCGCCACGGTTAGCTTGCAGATCAACGGCACAGTGAGCTATGTGGTGTCGGAATACTAATAGGTTGCATAACCGTTAGTTTTCAATATAGTTAGGGGCGGGGAGAAATCCTTGCCCCTTTTCTATTGAGGTTTTGTGGAAACTTCCGCCCTAAAATTATACGATACCGTGCAGGCAAATCTAGCCAAGCGGGAAAACCTCGATGATACCGCCGCTATATTGGATTCGCTCATTGCGGAAAAGATAGACTTAGTTTCCGCCTATTATCTATTAGCAAGCCTGTTCGTGCTTAAAACCCAATTCGCTATTGCCGAGCAATTCTTTATTCTTGCAGACAAATTACGCCCTAACGACCCATCTATCATTAACGGCCTTGGCTGTGTGAGCATGGAGCTATTGCGGCACCATGAGGCGATTGACAGGTTCAAGCAATCTCTCGCGCTGAAGCCTAATGACCCGATGATTTATAACAATCTTGCCACCTGCTACGTGCATCTAGGTGAGCCTGCTGAAGGTTTGAAATGGGCAAGGATGGCATTTGAAGGCGAGCCGGATAATGCCGATACCGAGCAGAACCTATCCCAATGCTTATTAGGGCTAGGGCAATGGGAGGAGGGGTTTAAGCATTACGACTCCCGCCTATTGCTTCCAGACCGCAAAGAACGTTTCTACACCGCTGACAAATCAGATAAGTACTGGGATGGAACCAAAGGGCAAACCATCATTGTGCATGGCGAGCAGGGCTTAGGTGATGAGATCATGTTTGCCTCGATGCTCCCCGACGTAATGAAGGATTGCAACGTAATCTATGATTGCAATTCGCGCCTGATAAACATTATGCGTGATTCGTTCCCCGACATCCCTGTATATGGCACAAAACAGCAGAATGGTGATGTGGAATGGTATGGCAATCATAAGATTGATGCTAAAATCTCTATAGGCTCATTGGCTAAGTTCTACCGGAAAAAGAAGTCTGATTTTCCCCGTAAGCCTTATTTAAAGGCTGATTGGGGATTGCGCGGCAAGTATTGCGCCCAATTGGAAATGCTGGGAAAACGCCCTAAAATAGGCATATCATGGTATGGTGGCGCTAAACGTACCTCGCAGAGCTATCGCTTTAATCCGCTAGCCAATTGGTTAGATATTCTTAAATTAGACGCCGATTTCATATCGCTGCAGTACAATAAGGAGGCGGGTGAAAAGATTGAGCGTTTTAATAAGGAAAACGGCACTAACATCCATCATTGGCCGGAGACGCTGGAAGATTACGATGAAACAGCGGCTTTACTAATGAACCTTGATCTGGTAATATCTGCGCCACAAAGCGTAGTACATCTAGCGGGAGCGCTTGGTGTGGAATGCTGGCGTTTATGTGCGCATCAATCCATGTGGTTACATGGTGAGCATGGCAAGGATGCGCCTTGGTATGGGACTGTTACGAATTACTGGCAGGATAAGGATTGCGACTGGAAGCCGGTAATGGAGCGCGTTTATAATGAATTGCGAAGGTTTATATGATTAGCAACGCTTACCGGAAGCTGAATGAGGAAATGCACGAGGCCAAGCCTCATTACGGCGTTTCCGGTGTGAAATACGCTAACCAAGTGGCTGCGCTTGCTATGTCGATGCAGACACAGGATTTGCTGGATTATGGTTGTGGAAAATCAACGCTGGCACAGAATTTGCCTTTCAAGATAAAGCAATATGACCCTGCCATTCCTAAATATTCCAAGATGCCTGAGCCTGCAGACCTGGTAGTATGCACGGATGTGCTGGAGCATGTAGAGCCTGAATTGCTAGGCGAGGTATTAGACCACCTAAAGCAACTTACAAAGGTTAAGGGCTTTTTTATTATCGCCGCGCGCCCTGCCAATAAAACCTTGCCTGATGGCCGCAATGCGCACCTTATTATCGAGGATGCACGCTGGTGGTTAAATGCTCTATGGGATAAGTTTAAGATTGTAGGGTTTCAGGATCAAATAGACCAGTTTTTAGTGATAGTGGAGGCGAAATGATTTTCCATCTCCAGTGCGCAGATAAAAAAGAACAAAGCGAAATTGCTGCGATGTTGATGAGCGAAAGCGAAGAAGAAGGCCTTGACGCCGTTATTATAAGCCATCCGGATAATAGTGTGAGTTACGAGGTTAAAGATAGATAATGGCTAGTACATTCTTACAAATGCAGCAACGCATAGCGGATGATTTAGACCGCCAAGATTTATATACGCATATTCAAAAAGCCATTAACCGGGCTATCATTCATTATCAGACTGAGCCTTTCTGGTTTAAGGAAACATCCACCACTTTCCCTGCAGTGTCCGGCCAAGAAGAATATGTATATGGCACCGGCAGCGTTCCTAGTGACGTGGAGATGATTGATATATTGGAGCGGCAATATAACGGCGATAAAGTCACGATGACAGAAATCACGCCGTTTGAGTTGGAGGCCAAGCAAAGCAACGATGCTACAGGCATTCCCGACGAATACGCCCAATACCAAAACCGCATAAAGCTTTATCCTATTCCCAATCAATCCGGCATTACGATGCTGATTAAATATACCAAGAATTACACCGCGCTTTCCGCTGATGCAGATACAAACGACTGGCTTACCTATGCGGAAGATTTAATTGAAGCGCGCGCAAGGTGGTGGATGAATTTACGCATTATCCGCGATGAGGCAGCGGCAGCAGCAGATAACGCGCAAGAAATATCAGCATTAGAGGCGCTGCGCACGCTCAATACACACAAGGTTGGAGGCGGGCGGGTAATCCCGACGACATTCTAATGCAGGTGATGCTGGGGGAGTACCTACCTGATCTACCGCCGATGGACAACCAGGGCATTACCGTTGCCTTGAATGTCACCCCCTCCGGCGAATCCTATAAAAGCTTTCCCTCTATCGTAGTTTATTCGGATGCGCTGGATGATAGATGCCAAGGCGCGACTTCAGGCCGTGATTCCGCAGGCAATACCTATAATTTTGCCGGTGACGCTGCAAAGCTGTACAGGTTAGATGCTGCTGTATGGGATGATGTATCTAAGGTAGGCGGCTATACTACCGGAGGCCAGGAGCGTTGGAGTTTCACACAATGGGGAAGCCAGATTATCGGCACCAATTTCACCGATGCCATGCAGGAATTTACTATGGGGACAAGCTCGGTATTTGCCGATCTGTCTGCATCCGCCCCCAAGGCTCGGTATGTATCGGTGGTCAGGAATAACGTGGTGGCGGCAAATACCGATGATAGCGTTGATGGCGCGGTTCCTGAGCGTGTTAGGTGGTCAGGCATAGGTGATTCTACCCTATGGACGCCTTCTGTTACCACACAGTCTGATTTTCAGGATTTAGATGGGGAAGGTGGATGGTGTCAGCAGGTGGTAGGCGGTGAGTATGGCATTATCTTTCAGGAACGCTCTATCTGGCGCATGACATATGTAGGCTCACCCATTATCTACCAATTCGACGAAATAGAGCGCGGTAAGGGAACGCCAGCACCCGGTTCAGTAACGAAGATAGGTTCGGCAATTCCTTACCTTGGTATTGACGGGTTTTATATCTTTGATGGGCAGCAATCCGTTTCCATCGGTGAAAACAGGGTGGATAAAACATTCTACACCGATTTAGACCAATCCTATATGGATAGGATTTCGTCTACGATTGACCCGATTAATAAGCTTATCTTCTGGGCTTCACCTGGGCAGCAGAATCAAGGTGGAAATCCTAACCGGATATGGGCGTATAATTACGCAGCGAATGCTAAGAAACGCTGGGCGTATGCGGATCAGGATATTGAATA